ACAATCAGCAACATCTTGGTATTCAGTTCTATCTATCTTTAATTGTTTTTGTGGTTTCATTTTAGCTAAAGTCATAAGGTGTCATTTTCTTTTTATCTGCTTCAATTCGTTCAATATTTTTTCTATTTCTTTCATACACTATGTAGGCTATAGTAAAACCAATAATAGTTAATGATGTCCCTAAAAAACCTAGTAACAGTCCGTGTTGTATTGTCATTTTTTACCAGACCAAGTTTTGTCTAATATGTAATACCATAAACCATTTATAAGTGGTTCTATTATGGCGTCTAAGCCAGCCAATTTCCAATCAGCACCAGTAATTAATCTATTACTTGTCATAGCAATAATAATATGACCTAAAGTATAAATGAAAGTACGGCCTATACTTGTGCCTATAAGTTTCTTTAATGTATTGTAAATGCCGTTTTTAAATTCTGTCATTTTGGTGGGGGCGCCGAAGCGCCCCTTATTTAATTAAGCACCGTAAGCAGTATTACCGAATAATGCTCTTTGACCAGCAGCGATAACAGCTTTTGATGGAGTTCCTACTCTATAAGAAACACCTTTTGATGATCTGTTTGTATAGATCATAACACCTTGATTTCTCAATTTACCAATCATTGAAGTTGGTGATCTTAAATCAAATTTGTTTCTTAATGATTTCCAAGTTACTTCAGCACCTGAATTTAAAAGGTTTAATACCTTTTGTGTTTTTGATATTTTAGCTCTTGCCATTTTATCTTCTCCTTTATTATTAAATAAAAAATTAAACATTATGTTTAACTCCTTTCACGTTTACTATTTTACAACCTGTGAAGGCGATTGCTTTTGCAATTCTGTTAATCATCTATTTTATCTCCGTCAAATAGACCAGCTTGATCGTTTAGATCATTTAATTCATTTTTAAACTCTTTACTCAAAGGTTTTGGTGATTTAGCCTTTACTTCTAATACTTTTGTATAATCTATTTTAGCTGACTTCTCACCTCTTTTATTAATGTTTATTGTAACAAGTTTATCTGATAGTTCTTGTGTAGGGTGTTTCATATCAAAATCTCTATAGATTAAACCTCTAATCATATCAACTAACATAGCTAAATCTTTTGTAAAATTATAACCATCTGTTTTGATAGAAAGATCATATAGTTGTCTTAATAAGTTCATACTAATATCGTCAACTGCCGTTTCTACAAATTGTTTTGTTTGTTGATCTCGTAACTTCTTGGCCAACTTCTCATCTTTTGGAGGACCAGATGTTGATTTTTCAACAATACGGTTTGTTGGAAATGGTATGATATTATCATCTTTCACTATATAATTTCACCCTTAAAGTTTACTTTTCCCATATCAGCAAAATACTCTACCAATTGATTATAACCACCAACTAATTGGCTGTCAATCTTTATTTGTGGCATAGTTCTTACAGGTTTACCAATGTCTTCTAACATAGCTTGAGGAGAGTCAAACTCTTCCATCTTTTTTTCTGTATATTCATAACCTAAAGACTTAACCAAATGTTTAGCCTTATTACAAAATGTACAGTTTTGTTTACTGTATATTATTATTTCCATCATCTTTACCTATTAAGTTATCGTAAGCAATTTTAGCCTTTTCTTTTACATTGTAGGCGTCAACAGCTTCAGCGATTGTGTAATTATACATTTTATTATATTCACCCATTGGTAATCTTAAACCAATCCAACTTCTATAATAACCATTTTTAGTTATCGTTACATCTTTGGCAAAGATTTCATAACCTCTAACAGGTGTATCTTTAATCAAGTTTACAATTGTACTTTCAACTTCCGACACAGTTGTTTTATTATGAGTTTTACCAATTTCAGTTATAAATTGTTTAGACTCTTTGTTCATTTCGCCTTTGATAATATCAGCGAGTTCAGCTTTCGCTATCATCATACCTTTTTCAATTGCTAATGATAAGTCTGGTGACACGGATGTACCAACACCAAAGATACACATTTTATCTTTGTCTTTACCAAAAGTCGGTGTATCACACGCTTGTTTTTCAGAAAAGTCATTCATATACCATTTTGGTACTTCATTTAAAACTTTTCCTTTTTCACTTTTCATCTTATAAGTCGCTGAACAATTGGCCACTAATAGACCAGCTGTCACAACCATAAGTAGTTTTTTCACTTTATTCATAATTAATTAACCTCACTTTTTACATTATATACTAATTGTTGTAATTTGTCAAGTCCCATTGAGATATAATCTAAAAACTCACTTCCAGACATACCAGTTACTATAATTACAACTAGTGAGATAATGATTAGATTTTTAATCATTGTACCTCCCATTCACCATTGATTTTTAAACACGTCTTTCCTGGTGTTTTAAAGACGTGGTTTGGCCGACTATAATATCGGCAATATTCTGGAGCTGACACATCACGGTAATAAAATTGAGCAAATAACTCCCAATAACCTGGTGTTTCAATACCTTTTTTACCATCAGCACACTCCAAAATTTCTTCTTTAACTATGTTATCACCCTCTTGTTTATAAATTACTTTTACAAAACAATATTGACCATTAACTTCTTCAGGTTCTATTGTTTTTACTTTTGAATATAATATTTTTTCACCTGAAAATGCTATACTTACAAGACCAGGTATTAAAAGTAAAACCAAAAATATTAAAAATAAAGTTCTTTTTTTATTCATCTTTTTTCAATCCATTGTCCATCTGGTAACTGACACGCCGTACCAAATACGGCCTTTCTATTAGGACTACCAACGCCTATTAATGGCCATTGTTGTGTAATATCAACAGTAGCGTCATAATCTTTACACTTTAAAGGACCTTTCATATAAGAGCTACTTGTTTTAATTATACCACTATTTCCTGTTTTAGTATTGTACCAATTCGTATATGATTGTTTTGATGGACTTGTATTTAAATGATCTACAAATACAGCGTTGTGTACATCATAATCTGATTTATACATAATATCAGCACCCTTAAAAGCACCCACTAAAGCACAAGCTCCAATAACATAAGGGTCATTTACTCCCATTTCAACACACACACTAGTTGATGTAGCACCACCTAATGTAGCGCCAACAGTTGATCTATTAGCACTACAATTAGTTAACAACAAACAAACTAGGAGTAAAGAATATATTTTAAGCATTTAATTTTTTTATTGTATCGTTTACTTCGTAAAGTTTATCCTCAACTTCTTGGATTTTATCAGACGGACCACTAAACTCATAAAGTTCTAATTGATCTGTAAGTTCTTTTTTTTCTTCTTCTAATTTTTTTATTTGTATATCTTTATTTGTCATAAGGTTTTGTATCGTTAGCTATTAATTTACAAGTCGCCTGAATATCACTAATCATATTATCTATTTCAATGTCCCTTTCAGGCGTTTTTGGATGATTATATTTCAAATTATATAGACGATCACTTTGTTCTTTTAGACCCCCTATCTTTTTACAAAAATCACTAATCTTGTGTAACATTATTTTTCACCTTTGTAAAAAATGATTTTATAGTTTCCCAATTTTTAGCATTTTGTTCTTTACCAGCCTGCCATTGAACCTTTTGATATTCTTTTATATCAGTCCATTCATTGACTACAAAGTTTTTAACTTTTGTATCAATAGTTTCTTCAGCCTTTGCCATCATAGTTGTCATTAAAACTAAAATGGTTATCATCATCATTGTTCTCATAACTATACCTTTTTTCCCATTGTTTTGAAGTCCACAGCATCAACGATCATATATGGACCCTTGTTATACGCCACACTAATTGTTTTACCGACAGGTAGTTGTGTAGCATAACCTCGTTTATATGTACTACCGCCAATCTTATCACTAGTTGGTACTGTTTGTTTACATTTGTAATTTGGCATATCATAGCCATCAAATGAAGACAAAATCTCACCAGTATCAACATCAATATTAATCCCTAAAGATTTAATGTACTGATTGTGTTTCTTTTTTAGGTTTTCTAACTTCTCTTTTTTCACCGTTTTCATCATAAGTAAAGTATTCCGCTTCTTCTTGTGCTTTTTTCTCAGCATAAGTCATATTGAAAATTCTTTTGTAAAAAGCGTCAATAGGCTTAGGAGCTGACCAATCATCTATCAAGTTTTGTAAATGATCTGTAGTTAATGAAAGATTACTAAAGTTCTTCGGAGCTTTAATCATATCTTCTTTGAGAGCTGTAAGATAAGCAATTCTATTTTTGTAAGATTGTTTGTTAGCCGTCTTCATAGCATTTCTCTCATCTTTTTGAGTAGCCATCTTAAATTCAGTAAAGATCATTTCTTTTGTATAAAACATAATATATTCCTTTTGTTAGTTATTTGTATTAATAATATCATAAAACCATTGGATTGTCAAGCCTACAAAAATCATTGATTTTACTAGTTTTTTTACTCCTGGAACTGACCAGGACACGCCAGGATTGGCGATTCGTAGCTTATGTGAGTAGTACATCATCTACTTTTTTCTACCTGTAATTGATTTTACTTTTTCAATAATATCTGCCATCATAGATCCTAAAGTTAAAACTAGGAACATATAAATTTCACCAGACCTAAACACCAAAACGGCTGCCATCAATATAAAAAGTATCAATATAAACCATTCTAACATCATTATTTACCCTCCTTTTCTAGTTCTAATGAAGTATGAATATCTGATTGTGTTTTAGCCCACTCATCAAAAGCGTCAACTTCTTTTTGTAGTTTATCTCTATAATTTTGTAAAGTGATTTTAGCATTTACCACTTTTTTTTCTGTACCATCTTTATCATTGTAGTTGATATTATTTAAATCTTTTAATGCTAATTCAATAATATCTATTGTAGCTAATGTGTCTATCATAGTTCTCCTATATTCCCAAGGCAGTTATTGTTTGTTCTTCGGTGGTTGGTATTGGTTTGCCTTGTTGTAACCAATCAACCATCATTTCAAAATAGAAGGCTTCGTCTTCTTTACCGCTGGCCTCTAAAACTTTTTGTCCCATTTTAAAGAATTTTAAAACGGTCATATCTTTCATACCTGGTTCTATTGCTCTAACTACTTTACCTGGTCTTTGATTGCTCATCTGTCACCTCCCTTAAAATCATCTAAATGGTTTAAATTAGCATATCTACCTGCCTCATTTATAGCGTAGGCTAAAGTCTGTCTATGTTTCTTAACAGTTTTTTGATATAATTCTTTTGCCTCTTTATAAGTTTTTACAATTGTCTTTGTACTTCTATCCAACGATCTCCACTCCATTATAGAATACTCAACAGCATTATCTATAATAGATTGTTCCCACTCGTTAGGTTTATTGTTCATTAGCATATCCATCAATTATAACATCACCGTGATCTGGTTCATCTTCATCTTCTTGTATTAAAACTTTACCTATAAACTCGGTATCACCACTATCAGTATAATTGGCGTCAACCATAAAAGTTTCAACACCATTTTTATTAGTAGTTATTTCGTGGTTAATTTGTGAATGGTCTACGCCACCGTCATCTAAAAACTTTTGATCGGCCTCGTCTTTATCTTTTGCCAATACTTCTTGTTCAACCACTAGTGTATAGTATGTTTTCTTTCTATAGAGATTTTTACCTAAATCTTCTTTCATAGGGTAAACATTTGTATCTACTGTCATAATATAGTCCTCCTTTTACTTTTTACTGTCCTCACTACTCATTAATAAAACAATATAGTGTATTGCTTTTAATAAATCTTTACGGTTTTTACCGTCTTTTTTACCATATCGGCAAAGATACTTAATGGCATTTGCTTGGCAAAAATCTTTGTCAATATCAAGTTGTCTTAACATATCTTGTACCTGGAAACCGTCTTTAGTTGTACTATAGTGTTCACCATAAGTA